TTGCTGTGGACTCATCTGCTGTTGATACTGTTGCAGCATGTATTGCTGATATTGCATTGGATCCATCTGCTGCGGGTCAGTCGGCTGCTGATAGGTCGCAGGGTTATTGCTCATAGCGTTGTAATACCCGACATTTATCGGAGGTATGCCATTGTAGAAATCGTTTTGCGCAGATTGCATAAAACTATTGGCGTTACCGAAGTTCTCGCCCCCATATAACTGGCCTAGTAGAGAGGTGTTCATGTTTCCGATCATTTCGATGCCTTTTGGGTTAATTAATATGGGCTAAGATCCATCAATGCCTTGGCTAGTTCTTTTTCTCGCTCGCCAAGGTAGTCGTAACCTTGCTTCATGGCTCCAAGTATGTAGCTCTCGCCTGCAGCCTCTTTAATTGCTGGGATATACGGGCTAACAGCGCCCCCTATTGCTTGCATGGCCTGCTCGCCGTACTGAGGCCCAAGCTCGGTTCTAGGCTGGTAGTTGAAATAATCCTCGGTTTCCCTGCGAGCCTGCGCTATTTCATCTGCAGTGCTGCCAGTAGCGTATCGAGCAACGGCCCCAGGTGCCGAAATTACCGGCGCAAACATAGCCGACGCAATATCAGCGGATAGGTCAGCAATCCCTGCAGTTTTCATAATGCCGCTGAGTAATGACTGCTGCACGCTATCCAAAAAGTCTGGCTCAGGCTGATTAAGTATACCGCTCACAAAGTCATCATTGGCCTGCTGCATTAGGTCTGCACCCGTTGGCTCTGGTCGCTGCTGCGGCACCTGAACACCCATACCTCCCAGCCCAGCTTGAGCTGTGGGCGCTGACCTGACCCCCATCCCGCCCATTCCAGCTTGACTGGATTGAGCCTCTTCTGGGGTCATGGTGCCTGCTAGTATCGCTGCAGCGGCAACTGGGCCGACACCGTACTTCTTGGCTATGTCTATCAGCTTGTCATCGAACACAACATAATTGGATGACCCGCCGTCAGCGCCTCGGCTAAACCCGTCTTTGTAGCGGATACCCTTGATGCCCTGGCCTGTCATGTGCTTAACGCCTTTGGACTCGTCAAAAGACCCCAGCATGGCGTTCAATTCCTGCCCATCGATGTCCCTGTCTATGATCGCCTGTATTTGGCTATCGTCGAAACCTTTTGACTTCAACATGCCGCTGACAGAACTGCGAACCTTATCGCTCTGCTGGCTCAGCGGCAAATCGTAGTCAAGGAACTCATCCGGTGTAGCGGCTATGTTGACCTCGTACATGCTGCCATCGCTTTTATAAACTATGTCGCCTTGCTCTACTTTGTCTGCTAATTTTCGTGCGGCTCTCGCTCTTTTCTTGGCTTCTGGAAACGGAGAAGTGTCGTCCTTGTCAGATTCCCTTCTTAACATTTTTACAACATCTTCATTGCTACTGCCGTTTCTCCTCATTTGATTCATCAAACTAGCGAAACCATAGCTAGACGGCATATCTGTTAATTTCTTGCCAGATGATGCTTTGTATCCTGTTGTACTCAGAGCATCCCTGTAGCTTTGAGCCGTACCCTCACGCTCGGCAAAATAAAGCCCACGCCCGTATGATTGGTTCCCCTCGCCCGTACCAATCTGGTCGGTGCTGAACCGATCAAAACTGTAAGGCGAGCCGTGATACGCCCTGATGCCTTCAGCAGCCACTGTATCTCCAGCAGCGGCCCTCTTGGCCAGCTCTGTTACAACGTCTATTCCAGATTTCAACGGCCCAGCTTGTGCCTCTTCTGGCGTCATCGAACCGCCAACAACTGCAGCGCCACCTAGTCCACCAAGTAGAGCGGATTTGCCCTTGTTGGCCGGGTCAAATGCTGCGTTGGTTGACCTGATGTTGGCGGGGTCAAATATGACTCTCTCAAGGATCTCGCCGTTTGGCATTATCACCTCGACGCTGTCAAATCCCTCGGATATGGCCTGCTGTTGCAACCTTGCCGTAGCACTTGGGCCTGCCTGACCCAAAGCCTGCTTTTCCTCAAGTGAGATTCTCAGTGGATTGTTGGCCGAAGTCCTCAGTGGCATGATGTTAGCGTCGGCTGAACCGGCGGCAGTGTTGGCGTAAGCTCTAGCTATACCTGGATGAGACGCGACATAGGTGCCTTTCCCCGCGTGTCCGAAGTCCCTGCTCTGGCTCTTTGCAGGGTCAAACGCGGCGATATCATCGGCAGTGCCGTGATACCAAGTTTCGAACGGGTCATATCCTTGCTCAACCGCTCTGGCGTTCCGACTAGCCGCGTCCATAGGCAGCTCGCCAGTTGCGATACGCATGGCTGTATCTTCAGGGAATCCCTGACTGGTCAGTCGGGCAGCCTCGACATCTATAACTTGGCGAGCCACTGTATCCCCAGCAGCGGCCCTCTTGGCCAGCTCTGCTGCCACGTTTCTCCCAGAGCTAATCGGCCCAGCTTGTGCGTCAGGCGCTGAAACCGCAGCTATCCCGCTGATAACGGCTGTTGCTGCTACCGGAGGAAGTTGGAACAACATGTCTTGGAATTTATTTCTAGCCGCTAGTCTTTGTGCGTCATCAGTGTAACGCTCTATCTCAAGCCCTTGCCTTGTCAGCAGGTCAATGGTTCTCTGGCTTGTGTCTTCGGGAACAATAGCGCCACCGAATTCATTTAGCTGAACTACTCGCTTTGGCTTTGACTCAAAGTATTCTGTCGGAGCCTTCTTCAGAATCTGCTGGAAACCTTCAAGCTCGCTCATTAAATCTTTTGGTATGTTCTCAAACCCAACAAAGTCAGCGGATCGTTTCAAACCCCTTGTAGCGCCTTCTGTCATTAGCTCAGATACAGCGTCTCGATATGACCATCCATTTGGGTCATATTTATAATATGGTCTAAGGGCATCTCCAAGATCAATCAGCAGATTTTCAATCTCTTCTTTTTTGATTCCTATATCGCCACTCAACTGATCCTTGCGCTTTCGCATAGCATCAAGGCTTGTTAACTTTTCAGAATAAGCCGCCCTAACCGCACCTGGCGAGCTAGTAGACATCCCGCCTTCGCCACCACGGCCTGCACTGCGCTTCATTACCTTTGCAATCTCATCGGCAGTGTATGGCTTTAATTTGGCCTTTTGCGTGTAGTAATCCCGGTCAGGGTTGGCAACAAAATATTGATCTGGCTCAAACAATTCGTCGACGGCATTGTCAGCCCATTGCTTAAATTCACCGCTTTGGCGAAATGGCTGTAACTTCTCATCAATATCTTGACGTGACTCTTTGTTAAACGGAATTCCTTTGTCTTTCAGGAATATCGGGCCAGAACGATCATCAAACCATCGAACAACTTGGTCATATTTATCTTCCCTAACATCTCCCTTTTTTTCTAAATCCCAAACGTTAGCAACAGTGTCGGCAGCGTATACGTCTAACTCTTTAGCATCTGCCCCGTATAGCTCTTGAAATCGTTTTCCAGCCCCCTTTTTTGCTATCCGTACAGGTCTTGGGGCGCGAACAGTGTAAGCATCGGCACTGAATGCCTGATTCAGCGAGCTGGATTTTGGGTCGAATGATTCAGGCTTTCCTACTAGCGTGATATCCCCGAAGTTCTCGAATGGAATATCTTTGTCAGTTATAGCTATGGATGGCATCGGCATACCGCCCATATCCTGAACTCGCTGCAACTTGTCTGCCGACGTGTTGTGCAGAAACATTAAAGATGCTTCGTCACCAGCGTCAGCACGCTTGGCCAGCTCTTCAATTGCCCTAGTCAGCTTGGACATTATTGACCTCGCGCAATGTTGATCAGCTCTTCCGTAGTCATGTTGGCCATGTCAGGCTCGCGCTGCGGCATCTGCTGGGGTTGCTGCGGCATCTGCTGACCAAACCCTTGCGGTGCTTGCTGTCTCATGCTCTCGCTCATCTCACGGACTTGCTCAGCGGCCTTGATCATTCTCGCCTGATCTTCTGACTTGATGCTGCTCAGTGTCTCCATCGTGTCGGCCTTGGTGTTCTCAGCCTTGGCAACGGACAGCAGGGTATCGGCCTTAGTCTTCTCGGCCTTGGCCACCTCATTGGCCGCTGCAGCTCTCAGGTACTCAGCATTGGCGTCTGGTTGTGCATTCTGTGCGGCCTCTGCAATATCAGCGGCTTCCTGTGCTGATGGCTCGATAACGCCCATCTGAACCAGTTTCTTACGATAGAACTTCCGAACGTCGCTCAATCCCTCGCCTTCCATGTTCATCATGGCCATAGCACTCAGGATCGCCATGTTCTCTGGGTCTTGGGTCATCTGCATCATGCCGGTAATTGATCTAACCGTTGATGCTCGCTTGCTTGATGAGCTGGGGCCAACGTCAACCGACAGGTCAAACTTTGCCTCGCGCAGATCGTTCTCGTACTCAATCTCGCCGGTGTCAGGGTTCAGCATTGGCTTGCCAAGCTCTACCTGTCCAGCCTCATACTCGGAGTTAAGGGTCTTCATCTTGCGGCCACGCTCGACCAGGATGTCCTTAGCCATTGATAGCCAGACCTCACCAGATCGCTTGATAGCCTTGCTCATGTTGCTCATGTAGATGAACGCCTGCATATCCAGACGTGACTGTACCAACTCAATAGCCTTGCCACTGACGTTGGGTTGTAGCTGCTCGCCTGCGTCCTGCTTGCCAAGAAGATCCTGCATGTCCATCTCGGTGATCTGCAGTAACGCGGCCATTGCTGCCGGTATCTGTGGCGACTTGGTGTATCCAATTGGGCCAGCGGGTAACGATTGACCTGATGCGTCAGTGATCGGGTTGACCAGCAAATACGGGTAATCCTTGATGTTATCCTCGGCCCACATCATCTCAAACCCTGCCATCTGCTCAGGCAGCATGATTGGCTTCTCAATTGTGGACAGTGCGCTGATCTCGGCCAACTTGGATAGCTGCATGTTCTTCAGGCGCTGTACATCCTTGGCGAGACGGACGTGTCCCATGCAACGCTCGATGTTGTCAACAAACCATCTCTTGCCGTACACCATAACGATTGGGATGCACTGACCGGCGCAGTATCCGCAGTCTTCAAGGATCTTGCTGCCTGACATGATGTACTTGTGAATTCGCTTCTTCTTGGTCTTCTTCTCGCCAGTTAGCTTGGTGCCAATGGCCATAAGGGTATCTTCAAGCGTATCGTCTTCCTCAAAGTCGGAGTCAGTGTATCGCTCTTCCTCGCCTTCCAATGTGGTGTAGATGTAGACCGTGTGCTTGACCTCTTCGACCTTGTACATCTCAGCAACGTATACCACGTCGGCAGTACACCAATCGAACTCGGACATGGTTACGTCCTTAGACCAGCTTGCAGGGTCATCGCCCCACTCCTCGATGTACTCGCTGCTGCTCATGCTGGTCAGGACATAGCATCTCCTGGCGTCTGACTTGTCCTGTCGCTTGGCGCCAAGGTCAAAGAATACACTGCTGTCGGCGTCATAGATTGGCTCGATGCTGACACGCTGACGGTCATCGTCATCATCCTCTTCGTCCTCATATACCGCCCGTAGTCGCCATGCGCCGATACCACCACCGACAGCCTCCTCAAAGGCGTTGTCATAGGCTTCATCGGCAGAGCTGAACTCTTCGTCAGATCGGTACAGGCCATCGCAGGTATCGGCCAGTTTGTCGTCTTCAGCGCCTTCTTTGCTGATGAAGTCAACAGTGATCCGATTGTTCCGGTACTCGTTGATGATCCGCATCACGCTCAAGTGGATCTTGTTGATCTCCATCTTGGGGCGATTGGCAAACTGCTCCTCAAGTGGGCCTTCCCATTGAGCGCCAGCGATTGAGTAGAAACGCCTGTCGGCAAGGCACTGCATCCGCTCATCACGAACGGCAGCTTGGATATCGTCAAATTCTTTAATAGCCTCGGAGTGAACATCGTTCAGCCGCTGCTCTATTGTTTGTCGTGCCATGATTATAACCTCAAGAATGGGCGAAGTTTATCACCATCTATTGACTGTGGGAACTGGTCGTGCTTGTGCCTGCTTGGGCGCTGATCGACGTATACCTTCACAAGCGTATCTGAGCGCGTCTATGACGTGGTTGTTCTTGTCTTCAAGCACCGGCAACACACCTCCGGTTGTCTGGTCTACCTTGTAGCTGTACAGCGTTAGCTCATCTATAACGTGCTTGCATCGAGGATGAACGGTTATGTCGTAAGTCTTTAGCCACTCAACACCGTCTTCCAACGATCCCGGTCCCTTAACCGCAGCCATCAATTTTGGGAAGCCATGTCGTTTCATGTGGCTAATGGTCTCCGGTCTTGCTGAGTCAGCGATGATAGGCCACTTCTCAGCTTCTGGTACGGTCATGAACAGGTCTGGCGTATCCATGATCTCGCAGTTGACCTGGTACGCCTCGTAATCAACGTATAGCTTCCTGCCCTCAACGTAGCATCTCACCAGTACAGTTGGGTCAACAGAGAACCCCCAGTCAGCTCCAAAGCGGAACATGGCGTCGTTTGGCGTCTCGAACTCCTCGATTGACCAGTTGCTGAACACTCTAGCGGCAGTGTTGCCTGCATACTCGCCAAGCCAGACATGAGCATACTTGTCCGGGTCTCGGCGCTTGTCATACTCCATCTCTTCGCGCAGGACATCGGGAAGCCAAGGATTGTCGTTGTAGTTGACCTGCAGTACCGTTGAACCAGGTGGCAGATTGTCACCACGCAACAGGACATCAATTGGATCAGTGTTCAGGTACGGGTTCCATGACGCCCAGATCTCACTGCCAGGCTTTCGCAGTGTCGGTCTCAGTAGATCAATGGATCGCTGGCTCAATGACTGCGCCTCTTCGCACCAGGCTCTGTCATATCCTTCTAGGGACTTGATTGAGTCAGCCGTGTGGTTTTGCATGCCTTGAAAGATAATCGTCCCTGTGCCCTTCCTGGACTTGATCTGTGACTCTTGAACCTCGAAGTAGCTGCCAACACCCATCATCTCGATCTTCATCTCTAGCAGGCGCTTGACAGACATCTTGATCGACTTCTGGACTTCTCGAATGCAGACGCTGGATTGATTCGGGTTGATGATGTGTTCTTCGATGAGCATCTCGGCAAAGAAGTGAGACTTGCCTGATCCACGGCCACCATGAGCACCCTTGTACCGTGATGGCTGCAGCAACGGGATCGCCCACTTCGGGGTCTGGATCTCCAGCGATGAGTTCTTCTTTGCTCCGCTAATCGACAATGACTCGCCTCACCTCGGTAATCGCGATGGGGTTGTCAACATCACCTGAGTGGATGGTCTTGTCGCCGTACTTGCGCGGGTTCCACTTGCCTAGAAGTCTTAACCTTTGCTCTATCCTAGTCTTCTGCCATTGGACGAACCCTGAGTCGATTCGGCTCACACCGTTGTTATCAACTACTGACTCTGGGCGCTCATCGGCAATCTCTAGGGTCTCTTCAGCTATCATGTCATGGCCAACGTCTCTGGCTACCATGAAGCGTGCAAAAAATTCTGTATCTTTTTCTTGCCAATTGTAAACCGTTCTAAAAGTCGGCTTCCCTGGCTGCTGACAGAATGACCTGAGAGTCTTGCCTGCGCTGATCCATTCTATGATCTCGTCCATCATTTCTGGAGGCGGATCGCTCTCTGGTCGGCCTACTGGTCGCTTCTCTGTCATTTGTTACCCCCGAATTTACCCAATGCAGCGCCTACAATCTTATCCATGTGCGGTGCAGCAAAATAGAATGCCAGTATTAGCATCATTGCGCCAGTCATTGAATCGGCCCTCTCTCCTATTGCCATAGCTGATTGCGATACCTGACTTCGTAGTGATTGATCTATCCATACTACTGCGACATCAAGCCCTGCCGATACTATGTACATCAGTAACCAGACTATCGTGATGATCAGTGCTATCAATCGTCGAGCGATGTTCTGGCCCTGGCTGTTCTTTATCCAGTCAACGATCATTGATCTAGCCTCAGACCGCTCCTTGGCAGCGTCACCGGCCTTTTCTTCGTCAGTGTATACCAACGCATCAAAGCCCTTGGTGATACCGCCTATTGCAGCGTCCATCACCTTCTCGCTCCCAAAGAGTTGTCCAAGTATTCCCATTAGCTTAGTGTCCCGTCCCTGATGATGATCTCTTCTTCCTTCAGGTGACATGTCATCAGGTAAAAGTTTTCAATCGCCGTTCTGCTGCTTGATACGCCTTGCAACTGAGGAAATAGACCCATACCAAGACCGATACAACCAATAACATCGACGCTAGTATTAGCGACATGAATGAGTATATGACTCCTGCCAGTAACATCTGCAATTTCCCATGTATTTTCTCCGAATTTCGGGGAATCGACACGGACAAGTTTGTAATAACCTGTCGGAATGCAACTAACATTCGGTTTATTATCGGCCCACGGCTTTTCCACTGTGTAAAAATGTTCGTCATTGTATGTCAACCTCCCCACTGTCCGGTCTTTGAACGACCCAAACCTTATCAGTTCCATCATTTTCGATTATTCCATAATTCAAAAAGCACTCGGATTTTTTCCTTGATTGTCTCAAGATCGTTCTTCTTGATCGACTCAATGTCCGAGTGCATCTTGGCCAAAATAATAACCAGTGTGATAAATCCAATGAATATGGGCCAGACGCCATTGATAAACTCTACCGCAGACATCTGGCCACCTCGCTAGAATGGTATATCACCACCAAAATCATCTTCTGGTTCCTGTCGTGCCGGTTTTGACGGCTGATTTGATTGCTGGCCACGTTCGCCATTATCCTCGAACAACGACAACCAGATTTCGCCCTTCTCATCAGGGATTGGGATTGATTCCAACTTGACCCGAACCCTGCCCTGATCGTTCTCAAAGGCTATCCCGTGTCTAATCCATACAACTTTTTCACGGTTTGGAATCGTTTTTGCCTGCGTTACGTTATATTTTTTCATTTGCCTTCCCCTAGTATTGACGCTTTTGCGTCGTTCAGTTTACCAATAAATTGGTTTAAATGCTTGGATAATTCTGCTATGTAGTCATCGTCCCGCTCAACCCTGACAATCAATGGCCTAGCATCCGGATGATAGCTCATAAAATCCCAATGATCTTGTTCGCATAGCCAGATGCAGCCTTGCACCTGCGGAATGTATTTTGTCGGACACTTTCCGTCAATCAGGTACTTCAAATGAGTCTTCAGTGATGGGCATTTGATTTCAAGGTTCATTCGATCAGGCGAGCACCCAATGGTTCCCTCATCGTTCGTGACGAACCCTATCACCTCCATAGATCGGCCCTCTAGCATCTCATACGCAGATACAGCTCTAGGCTCCATTTCGTGGCCCCATTCCGTTGCAGCATTGCTGAATGACTCCCCAGGCTCATTGGAAACAATCTCTGCCAACAGCGAGTACATATAATTCTCTGCGCTCGCGCTGGGTTTGCCTGTTGCCGTGTAGATCTCGCCAAACCTTGAGGCTGTAGGCACTCCCATTCGCAGCCTGAACCACTCTGGGGTGCCTTGTTCCACGTCATGGATGATCATTCTTTAATCTTGTGTTTGAGCAGGGTCATTGCTTGCCGACATTGCGCTGAATCCATAGCTTGCAGGGAATCTACCTTGAAATGCTTAAGCAATCTGGCTGTATCGGTCTCAGTCACCTCGATTATGTCGGACAATGCCTTCAGCTCTTCCTCGCTGATTGACTCAGCCTTTGGCAAATCGACAACAATGCTGACCTCTTTTTCTTGTACCAAAGA